GCGTAAATCAGGGCCTTTGCGACGGATTTTACCAGCAGGCGCAGCTTGTCAACGGCACCAACATGGCGATGGCAAACGGCTTCGGACAGGCCGAGCTTTCCCGCGCTAACCAGCAGGCGGCTCTCATGCAGCAGTTGACTGCCATGCAGATGCAGGCCGCTGAGTGCTGCTGCAACACCCAGCGCAGCATTGAGGGCGTGCGCTATGACATGGCCGCTCAGGCTTGCGATACCCGGAACACGGTGCAGAACGCCACCCGGGACATTATCGACAATGCCAACAGCAACAGCCGCGCGATCCTCGATTTCCTGACCCAGAGCAAGTTGCAGGATCTCCAGAGCGAGAACCAGGGCTTGAAGCTGGCCGCATCTCAGGCAGCACAGAACAGCTATCTGGTATCCCAGCTGCGTCCCTCTCCTATTCCGGCCTACACGGTGCAGAACCCCTATTGCTGCAACCAGTTTGCCGGATGCGGTTGCTGACAACTGCATAGCATAGCTTTTTCGTGACCTCACGAAAATGATCGGCCCCATGCCGATACTGATGACAAAGCGGCGGGGCAGTAGCCCTGCCGCTGATTTTATGAAAGGAGATTTCTATGCCTGAATACACTGCCATTGCCGCACAGACCGTAGCGGCAAACCAGAACGTGCTTTTTACGGAAGCACCGATTCCCTGCACTAAGGGCCTTGTGACGCACCGCACTGGCTCCGGCCTGTTTAACCTCCGTGGTAACTGTTCCCAGTGCCGCGTCCGCTATAAGGTGGACTTTATCGGCAATATTGCCGTAAGCACCGGCGGGACCCCCGGCCCCATCTCCGTTGCCATTGCGGTTGACGGTGAGCCGCTCCCGTCCTCCATTGCGACGGTGACGCCCACGGTTGCGGGGGCATTTTTTAACGTGGCTGCATCCGAGTACGTTGACGTTACAAAGGGCTGCTGCGCGTCGCTGTCCATCCGCAACGTTAGTGGCGAGGCCATTGACGTGAGCAACGCGAACCTTATCATTACCAGAGTTTGCTGAGAAAGGAGAACACAATGGGAATGAAATCTATGTATGAACTGCGGGATATGCTCTGCAAGGAGCTGGACGAGCTGATCCGCAAAGGCGAGCTGGGTGCCGGTGATCTGGACATTGCCCACAAGCTGACGGATACCATCAAAAACATCGACAAGATCGAGGCGATGGACGAGCGCGGCTATTCCGGGCGCTATCTGGACGATGATATGCGCGGCTACAGCCGTGGCAGCTCCTACGCGCGTCGGCACTACGTCCGAGGTCATTACAGCCGCACGGACGCAACTGAGCATCTGCGCGATCAGATCAACGATATGATGCGCGAAACCGACGATGACCGCATCAAGGACGCCCTGCGC